TGCCATAATAGTTGTGTTCCATTGTTTTTCTCCTTTTTTCTTACAGTCGAATACCGCCGCGCATTGGTTTCTGACTCAGGTTGATACTTTTCGTTTTTCGCGCGGTCACGTTGAACATACGCTTGTCCTTTGCGTTGCGCATTACTTTACGATGTCGTCCCATTATAGAATCCCCTTCTGATAAGCTCCAGCTCAATGACGTTGGCAAATCTTTTGCATTGCCATATTTCATCTATCATCTTTTTTGCGGTCTCAATCTCGCTTATTTTTCGTAGGAGCTTGTAATCGTTCTCGATTTCTTTGTATTTCTTTTCAAGCAGTTCGGTTAGTTCTTTTTCGGTCTGGTCTCTTACGTTCCATGATTTTGTAACCATTTTTTTCTCCTTACTCCGTCTTATCGGTGACGTTGTCCACCAGCGCATGATAAATTTTGTCAAGCACTGCTAGGATTTCCATCATCACTTTGATTGCTTCCTTTGCGTCTTTGAGACTGATAAAAGCCATTTTTACACCCCCTTTCTGTATGCTTTGGTGCGCGTGTCGATGTGTACCCATGTACTGTATACGATGATTCCACAGCCAGTCGGGATGATTTTTTTCAGTTTGTTGGCGATTTCTTTTGAGGTCATGCCATTAACCCGAATGTCCGCGGCCATTCCCCGCATATGGTATGAGTACTTTGCACCGCCTACCGATTTATTCCTTGTTGGTGTCCTGTATCCACTGTTTATGTGCACTGGCTTTCCAACTTGGTTTCTGAGAATGTCCAGAATTGATACTAGATAGCTGTCTATGAAAACTACCTGTGAACCATCTTTGCACGCGAATTCTTTTACTTTGAAGTGCTTGCCAACATTTTCATTTGCGTCTGTATCCATGATATAGCATTTAATCATTTTCGTCAATCCTCTTTTATCTTTGCGTATTTCCATAAACTATTGAATGTTGCATAATCATCAGTCATGAGCTTTTTTCCTGTTTCTGTTTTGTAATAGATTTCATGGTATTTTACGATTCCATGTACTACTTTTACATAATAGTATTTGTTTCCCCATACTCTGCCGTTCACTTTTAAATATTCCAGTTGTTTTTTTGTAAGCCATTTTGTTTTCATGGTTTTCACCGTTCTTTCTTTCTGGTTCCATTATATTACTTGTCAATACCTTTTTCAATGATTTTGCTTCTTTGTAATAATTTGTAACCTTTCCTAGGATAGGACCGCCGTTGAACTCCCGCCCGAAGGCGCACATCTTCAAATATTGGCGCGGTCCGTCAGACTTTGCGGCCGCCACTTGTCCTGCTCTATTTGCCGTTCTTTTCAACATTTTCCACAGAGTTTTCAACATTTCCACATTGTTAAACTTTAGCACAATAGAGTATTTTAACATTTTAACATTTTTTCAACAAATCTTTCAACGCTTGTTTTTATCTTTTTTTAATGTTTTAACGTTCAAAATTATCTGTTTTTAACTTTTCAACTTACTCTACTACTACGGCTACAACAAGTTATATAATAATACGCGTGCGCGTGTGCGCGCGTCTACGCGTGCGCGTGTGCGCGCGAATAAAGCCCAGTACCCTACTTGATAGGTACTGGGCTAAGTGACACCGATTAAAGGATTCCACGCTTTCTCGTTTGTTTTTTGATAACACGCTCCTTTGTTTCTAATTGTGTTTTGTAGTCTTTGCCTTCCAGCTGTAGCCTTTTTTGCTCGATTGCTTTTCTTTGCCTATTTTGCTTGATTCTCCACAGCCTTTCTGGGTTTTCTTTTTCCATCATCTTTTCATAGTATCGCGGTATCTGTGCTTGTTTTCCGTTGGTGCATTGAATGTAGCCTTGTCTCCAGATTTCTTCTTTGTGCTCTTTATAGTAGGCATCTCCTAGTCCCGGTTTAAGTGACATGCACGCGAATGGCTTTTGTTGCCCTAGCTCATAGTAAGTATTTGCTTTTTTGCCATCAATTTCGTACATTTTTTTCGTTACGTATCCGGCAACATACCTGTATGTTTCCGGTGTTGCTTGTGCAATTTGCACATTTCCATTGCCCCAAATTTTACAAAGTGTTTCTGAAGTAAAGTATCCGTTGTGTTGGATTTTGTATAGCTGTTTCAGGTCTGTTGGTTCCCATCCGTATAGTATCATGTGATAATGCGGCCTTGCCGTTTGCTCTCCATATTCTCCTGCACAGAAGAATCTTAATCTTGATTTGTAAGCTCTTCTGAGCTTTTTTAAGAATTTCTGCACGTCTGTGTATAGTAGTGTTTGCACGCTTTCCGGTGTTTTTTTCCCTGGTTTCCAAACATACTGCACTTTTCTCATGATTTCGCCTGTACTAAGAATCATTCCCGGTATGTGTTCATCATCATATGTTAATGTGATAAACCATACTTGCTCTTTCGGCCATTGTCTCGCTTCTAGTTCAATTCTTGTTGTCCAGTCTTCTCTTTGCTGTATTCTGCATCCGATGCACTGCCCACAAGGTATTAACATAACTTTTGGTTCATATATTAAATCTTCATATTTTAATTTTTTGCCCACTCTTTCAGAATAGCGGGCAAGTGAATACACTTGCCCGCTAATTTCTCTGTTTTCTGGGCTGTATATCCGTATTAACGGCTTATAGCAGCTCACTTTAAATAATCACCTGGCTTTCTCTTTTGTCCGTAACTTCCTGTTTTGTCTTGCATGGTTACTGTGTTCTTTTTTGTACCACCAAAGTTTTGTGCTGTTATACCTCCATGCTTGTTATTTCCGGATTTTCTGTTGTTTGGCACGTTTTCGTCCATTACGTTATCGACACCGTTGTTGATTCCTTCAAATGCTTTCATTAGGCCATATGGTGACATTCCCGTTGAACTCAACATTTGATTCCAGCTTTGTGCAGCGTTGTACCAATCACTTTTTGACCAACTTTCACTTGAGTAAGAGTTAGGCACGAATCCACTTGCTCTGCTTACTCCTAGCGCACTTGATGATGGCGCTCCCATGCTTGCACCTGATATCGTTCCTGCGCTTCCTCCGGGCGTGCTTGCGCCGCCGTTCTGGAATGCTAATATAGGATTAAGTCCAGCTTTTTTCATGTCTTCAACTGCCCTCTGATAGGCTGTATTTGACATGTATTCTTGCCATTCCCGGTTTTTCATTGCTTCTGTCGAGTTGAAGTTCATTGCCGCTGCGTTTTCGATGTGATTGTATATGCCTTGTGCGATTGCTCCTAGTGTGTTGTAACCCATCTGTTCCAACATAGATCGTTGATTAAATTGACTTTGTCTTTGTCCTTCTGCTGTCTGATATTGGTATGCATTTTTCAGATACTGCATCACCTGTTCATCATTCGTTCCGGATTTGCTCATGCTTTGACTGCTTCCGCCACCTTGCTGTGTGCTTCCGCCCGCGCTCTGGCTCTGGCCTGTTTGACCCCATCCGCCGAATAATCTTCCTACGTTTCCTGCGGCATTTGCCACGTTTCCTATTGTGTTTGCTACCGTTCCAATGCCTCCGGCTAACATCAAGAAGTCGTCTATTCCAAACGCCATTTTTTAAAATAGCCGGGATTTCTCCCGGCTTCCTCCTTTCTTACAGTTTGTACAGCCCCGGCACGCTGTAAAGCGGCATCCTGCGAGTTGTCTTGTTTGCTACGCGGATTGCTCCAAAGAATTGGGGCTCGTCCTCTACAATTAGCGTTCTTGCGATTTCCGCTTTTCCTTCTGCCATCCACTCTTGCGACAGTGTAGGAACTTCTGCATAGTTGTCTGCATAGTGCCAGAAATCGAGCGTTCTCGTTGCGTTGCTTCGCATTAAACCGCTTACACGGTTTGGCTTCATCCGGTAGTCTGCCCATGCTTCTTGATAGCCAAAGGTTTCATCATCGGTTGTATTGCCGGTGAGCATGATTTCCTTCTTTTTTACTGGCTGTTCTCCCAGATTTGCGAACTGCGGCACATAATAGTCAAGGCGGTCTTTTCTGCTCCAGAAACGTTCAAGCCCCTGTTGGTAGCTTCTGCTATGTCTTACGCAACACACGCCAATCACAAAGCCATGCTCTTCGAAACTCTTTGTGAAAGAACTTTCATTGATAGGTGTGACGGACATTGCACCGGTTTCACCAATGGGTGTATCATTGTTTGTCTGCTGGCCACTGGTCTGCACAATTTGGTTGATATTGACGTGATAGCGTCCGCCGCCCAGATATTCAGGCACTTGTACCGTTTTATCCGAAATGATGACATCCCAAATTGCCTGTACTTGCTCTCTGTACCGTGAGCCACCTCTTGCTAGTGCTTCGTAGTACTGTTGCACGCTGATGGCCTGTCGAAGCTGGTTGATTGTTGCTGATGTTGCATTGTCTAGCCTTGCTTCCATTGGCACCCATGTAGATACTCCGTTTGTGTCTTTTCCAAATATTACTCTTGCCTTTCCGTTATCTTCGTTTCTTGTGGGTGCTCCTAACGTATTTCCGTTTGTCGGTATCAGATGTGTTTCACCGTTGCTGGTCATGATTCCGTAATTCTGCAGTTCTTCTGTTGAAAAACTCCATTCTACTCTTGCATTTCCAGTTAGCGGTAGTGTTACGTTTGGCCCTCTCTGCGGATACGGTAGGCAGCTTGTGAAATAGTCGTGGAATTTATTAACCGGTAACAGGTTGTTGCCGCTGATTGCAAACTTCAGGTCTTCTTCCAAAGTTCCCTTTTGGTCTTCTGTTGAATTATAGATTACGTCTTCGTCATCCGTTTTTATGCTTGCTGCGTTATCTACGTTTTGGTCTCTGAAAAATTCATTCCAGATTTTAACGTATGCTCTGACAGGAAGCGCGTTTACACTGAATGGTTTATTTATCTTTGTGGGCACGCCCATGTAGTCAAGAATTGACCTTTCATTTGGTTTAGCTACTGCACTATTTCCGTTGATTTTGATTTGTGGTACAGCATACGTTTTTGTAGGCATCCACGGAGTTTCCTCCACTTCGCCCATAAAGTATTTGAAGTTGTCCCACAAAATGCGGTTCGGACAGAAGAAATAGTAAAAGTCGATAAAACTATCGTCCATTACCGGGTATTTTGGCGTTGTCATACGGATAATCGCCGCTGTATCCACGCTGAAAGTGTCACCCGGCAATACTTCATCCACGTAAAATGGGATGAGTTTACCCGCGTCGAATGTCGTTAAAATCGTCTGATCTCGATTGAATCGCGTTCGGCTTGCTTTCATTTCCGGAATCTGGTTAAAATGCCGTTCGTTATTCCGATTCACTCTTCTTCTCTCCTTCCTTTGGTGTTTCTTTTGGCGTTTCTTTTGGCGTTTCTTTTGGCGTTTCTTTTGGCGCTTCTTTCTGCATCTTCTGCAGTGCAATTGCGTTTGCTCGTGCTGTTGCAATCATTCGATGATACTCGTGGATGTTCTGTGGCCATTCCGTGATATCTGTCTCTGTCCCGTCCAATGCTCCCTGTGAAAGGCTCTGCATAAACTGCGGGTCAAAACTTGCTTTTCGTACAATGTTTTTAATATCGCATTCGTCTGCATAGCTTTCAATTTCTGCTTGAATGTCAATGCTTTCTGTTTCCTGCAGATATTCTTTGCCTTCTTTGTTTTTTGCCCAAACGTATTGTTTTCGTTGTGTTTTGCCTGATTCAGAAAAGAAGGGCTTTCGCCCTTCTTCGTATCTTTTATTCATTCGGCTTACCCTCCCACACTTTTTCTTTGTAGTTGGTGAATTCTCCGCTTTCGTCGTTGAACACTGCCAGTTTGTGCCCGGCGTAGTCCTGCGGCGACTGCCCGATAAAGGTCTTTTCGTCCTTCTGCATTACGTTGCACATGCGTGCAAACGTCTGGTCATTTTTGCTCTCGCCAATCCATGCGTAACATTTTGCTACGCTGTCCCAGATGCCATAATAGTTGTGTTCCATTGTTTTTCTCCTTTTTTCTTACAGTCGAATACC